AATGCGTTAAGCAGCGCACGCTCGTTCATCGAGATGCTCTGCTGAACTAGATTGCTAATGAATCCGCTAAGATTAGAAGATCCAGTAGTTGCTCGTCCGAACCGTCCTCGTCGTGCCATTATGCGGGTACCTCACCTTCAGGCGCTGCGTTTTCCGCCAGCGCGTTTTCTGGGGTAGCCTCTGCTGGAGGCTGTGCCTGATTCTCTGGCTGGTTAAGCGACTGCGTACCAGCCGCTGGAGCCTGTAGTGTTCTTGCTGTATTCTGGACGCTTGCCTGTTGCTGAGCAAATTGCTCGGCAGCAGCCTGCTGTTGCTGTAGTCCCATCTGCTGGAACATCTGCATCAGGTTCGCCATTGCCATGACGGACGATGGGTTGAGGGTGGCGTCTGTTTGCTCCTCGCGGATGACAATCATTTCGCCTTCTGGGTCCTCTACGCCCACGCGGTCCATAGCACGCTCTGCGCTCCAGATACGGTTCTGGACCAGGTTGATCGCCGTCTGTGCCAGTTCGAGCGTGTCTCGTGGCGTCAGTTCTGGCGGTGTAATCTCAAGTCGGTAGTTGCCGTTGAAGACGAGACCAACCTCTGGCTGCTTCGTCTCCCACATCTGGGCGCACATCTTCCACACCTGCTTAATCCAGGAGTAGAGCAACTTGCGCTTTGGCGCAATGCGTGCCTCGTAGTTGGCGACGAGAGACGCGATGGCGCGGGATGACCCGAGCACGCCCGAAGGCGCAAGCCCGAGGAGGAGGTCATTAAGCCCCGTCACCACCGCGATCTCTCTGTCGACACGTCGGTTATAGTCTTCAATCTGGAACTGTGGAATGAACGGAGAAATGGATCGGATCTCGTTGCCTGGTCCAGGCGCCGCCATCTTTCCTGGCTTCGGGATCGCATTGGCTGGGATCTCGTCTGGCGCTTCTGGTCCGACCAACTGGAACATCTGACCGCCGATGACCGAGTGGATCATCTGAGCCTGATTCGTAATTCGCTCATCCTTCTCGCGGAGCAGTTGCTCTACGTCGTAGAGTTCTGGCTTACCGTATGGGCTGCCAGGAACCTTGGCGTTTGCAAGGAGGACGTACGGGATCTCTCCGCGGTACTCGCGGTGCGCTGTGTTCTTCACCAGCGTGTTGCCGACGAAGATGGCATTGTAGACCGTAGGAGCCTTGCCAGGTGCGCCTGGCACCTTGTACCAGTAGTCGTAGACTTCGACCTGCTGCATCTCGTACGGCGTCTCGCGTCGGAGCGGGTTGCGCTCAAACTGATTCTGGTAGACGTTGGCGATTGGGTCATCATGGGTCGATGCGGTGTAGTTGTACCACTTCCCGCCCTGCTGCGTGGCGACCACCTTGATGCCGTAGTCCTCCTCCACAGCCTGTGGCGACATGCCGTAGGTGTAGAGCGCCCAGTCTAGGCGGCTGAAGTCAGACATGCCGAACCCAAGGTATAGGTTCTCTGGCATCTCGACGATGCGGAGGCGTGGGATCTTGTTCTCGGCATCCCAGTAAATCTTGCCAGCGGTGTAGCCGTAGAGCGACTTGATGAAGCACGCGTCCTCGAGCAGCACGTCGAACTGGTTCTCCTCTGCCCAGCGGAAGAAGAGGCGCTCTGCGTTGGCTGCAATGAGTCGGGAGTCCTTGTCTTCGCCAGCGGGGATGTAGTTGATAACTGGCATGACCGCCTGTAGCGACGCTGGGATGTTTACATACGCAGCGTGTACGTTGACGGAGACGTGTGCCCGACCAGCGGTGCGGGCGGTGGCATCCTCTGCCCAGTGGTCTGCACCGCCGAGCGTGATGACGTTTGGATGATAGAGGTTATCGAATCGTCGGAACAGGGCACGAAGTCGGTTCTGCTCTGGCTCAGAGGTCTGCTTGCGCATAAGAACCTCTCCGAAGAGATTGAACTCAAAGTTTGTGTCTGGGTTGACGTCCTGTACCTCCAGGCTTGTCTTGAGCATCTTGACTGATGCAGCCTGTACGTCGGTTAGTTTATCAACTTCAAGTTTCGCAAAACGCTTATTGATCGGAGTGCCAACACCGCCAGCACTTGCATTCATTGCAACTGGAGATGTGGCAATAGCAGGAGACGTTGCCCGAATACCGCTCTTTGCCTTCGTTACGGATCGAGAGGCTGAGCCAGCGGTTACGCGTGCTGGGGTCGCTACTGATACAAGTGGGTTGCCGCCACCAAGCGGCTCTCGGATGACCTCGCCCTTTGAGAGTCGGCGTGCCTTATCTACCGCCTTGCCGATTGACTGCACCTGGGCTGGCGTAGCGACATCTGGGTCAGTTGTGTACTGACCTGGCACCGCACGCGTCCCCTGGAACGCTCGTGGAACTCCTCGAACTTTAGCCATTAATCACTTCCTCCGTAATAGGAAAATACTGGGTCTTTGACTGGTTGATCTGGATTTCTCACTGCGTGCCAAACGGCAAGTGCGAGAGCCATTACTGCGTCTGTTTCCAATTTCTTATCGTTTAGTTTGTACGACAGCAACTGCCTGCGAAGATCGTCCCACGGCTGCCCTCGTGGGATCACCAACTGCTTTTTGTCAAGCAGTGACTTCAGCGTCGCCAGGAGGACCAACTTCTTGGACTTTGTGCCACCGAAGTCATATCCCCTGAGCGGCTTGATGACGTTAAACTCTTGACGGAACAGGCGTCCGCCCATCCCAGTCTCGTCGACAATCGTGGTGCAGAATGCACCATCCTGTTGGTAGAGCAGTGCGTTCTCACGCACCATGTTCACCACAGACGGAATGGTTTGCTTTCCAATACGTCGTCGTGCTCGTACTCCTCGGATTCTGGTTCGGTCTGTGTAATCGAGTACGACCGACCATGTTGAGTCAGAAGAAATACCTGGGTCACATCCTTGGACGTACCGATGTCCCCTCTGTGGTGCAAACTCTGGAGATGCGTCAGGATCAAAGGCTCCGTCCACAGACTGTGCTGCGAAGTATGCGTCTCGCGCCTCGATGAAGTATCCATCGACGTTCTGTGGGACGAGGTACTCGGCTTGCTGTCGGACGATGGCATCGAAGTTTTCTTTGGTGAGTCCGTATCCAACATTTTCGCGGGTTGAAAGCCGAAAGGAGATAAACTGTGCATCCCGTCCTGGGTTCTCGGGATTTCCCATTTCCCAGAGGTCGGAGTAGTCCCCGATGCCTTCCGTCGGCGTACCGATGAAATGGAGCGGACCGCCCGTCGATAATCGGCGGAGGTTGAGAACCTCTTGGTAGATCTCCACCAAGTGTGGCTCGAACGCCGCCTCGTCGAACGAGATGCCATTCATGTCCTTCCCGAGAAGCGCCTTCGCTTTCTCCTGTGTAGTTCGGAAGTGGATGCTTGCGCCACCAACAACTGGGTGAAACTTAATCCACAGGTACTCGCCTCGGTACTTCTTATCGACCGTTGCGATGTTCCCAAGTTCTTTGGAGAGCGGGCACCCGTTGCCTTTCTGGGCTGGGTGGGATCCGTTGAGGATTGCGCTAATTTCCCGATGGACGAGTTCTGCGGTCTCCTGCTGGATTCCTACGTGGTACCATTCGTATGGGGTGTTTGCCCATCGTCGAGCGTCCGAGGGATCGTCATGTTTCGGCTGCTGAACTCCCATTTTGTACATGGCGTGGTGAAGGCAGAGTACCGCCATCGCAAGCGTTTTCCCCGCACGATTTCCCGCGGAGACAACCGTGGTGAGGTATTTCGGTCTATACCCCGAGTCATCACGCTCTGCGCAGGCTTTCCACCATTCCACTTGTCCTCGGTGCCCATTGATATTGAGCCAGCGCCGAGCAAAGAACTCGATGTCAGTGCGACCGAGAGCCAAATCTCGTGCAGTTTCATTACCGAGCACGAGTCCCCTTGTTACGTGCGCTAATTGCTCGTGCCTTCGCCTTAGCGTCAGCCTTGCTGCTTGCGCCCCATGCCTGGAGACTGAGTAGTAGTCGTGTAGGTTCTCCGTTTGGCTTGCGCTCTGGTCCTGGCATGTTCCCCATACGGGCAAGGAACGATGCTCGTCGTGGGTTATCGCCCTTCTTAACTGGCGGCTTTAGGGTCCCCTGGGTATAGGATGCGCGACCCTTGGCGTTAAGACCGCCCTTTGGATTCTTACCCTCTTTGCGCTGCCATGCTGCCGTTCGTGGCATTATCTCACCTCATTATGGTAATATAGGACTCGATTGCAGAATGCAATAGACTTTGCTTTCTCAACGATTCTGTTGATGAAGGTGCCGTCAGCCTCATAGTGCCTGTCGGCATATCCAGCAGCCCTGCCCTTGTCGATCTGGACGATGAAGTTTCCAGATGTCGAACTTGAGTGGGCGAACTGAGGATTGGCATTCTTAGACCAGCCACAGTATACCACATCATTGCCAGACTCTGCAAGTGTCATCATGTCTAGAATGTAGTCTGGGTGGTAGGAGTCATCATGGTTAAAGAAGCCAGCATAGTCGCATGTGGCAAGGTCAAGACCTTTTGCCCTCTTTGCGTGCCCCCAGTCCCCTAGGTTCGGCTCCTCGTAGAAGCGCACTGACGGAAACTCTTCTTTGAGGCTTGCGATATCAATATCCGAAGCAAGGGCGATAATCTCGTCTGGCTTCCGAACCTGCCATTCATGAAGATCCTTCAGGATTCTTCGCAGGTTATCCTTGTCCGCATGAGCAGTTACAATCGCTGTTAGTGTCGCCATTTATTCTCCCGATAATGTCGCTTGTCGAAATTCCCTTCGTGTAAGGAACGTAGAGCATCTTGATTGCTCGATCAGAGAGCCACTGGTCGTCAACGCCAAGTTGGTTCAAAAGATCTGGACCGAACCAGTCGTCTCCGTGTGCAATGTAGGCGATTTGTCGGTCCGAGATTAAGTCGATTGTCTTGCCGCTGTTTTCGTCCCCAACGTTGATGCACACGTCATCGACGTACTTGCAACCGTTGAGAGCCTCCATTCGCTCCCCAATCGTCATGATCGGCTTACGCTTGTATCGCTCCGCGAACTCGTCGGTGTTTAGCGATACGAGGACTGGTCCGTATTTCTGACACTCCCTCAGAAAACTCATGTGCCCGTAGTGGAACATGTCAAACGTTCCACCGACGTACACCCAGTCTCGACTCATCCCTCAACCTCGTGAACGGGCTTCGCCTCGATGATCTCGTATGTAGTGGTTGCCCCTCCGAGGATCTGCGCTAGTGAGACCATTAGGTCCCTGTCGGCGGTCTTGTCGTTCCGCTTGTCGACCATTTCTTGCGCTCGCAGACCCTCGGAAAGTGTAGGGGTCATATCGCCCGATTCAACCGCGGAGAACACATAATCTCGGACAAGTGTCGCAAGATCCCTGTGCCCCGCCTTGATGGTCTTCTGGGCTTGTTCCATCTTCTTGACCGCTTCAATCCTTGCGGATTCATGAGGGGTCGTCAGATGTTCACGCTTATGCTTGCCGAGCGTGTTGCGGCTAATGTAGTATCCCTCGTCCTTGAGCCAGGATGCGATCTTCAGATCTGGCATCCCGTCCTTCATCCGCTTGTTGATCAACTCAACGAGCGGGCTGCGGCAGACGTGGCACCCAGTCAGTACTGGGGCAAGGTCTTTGACGTCCACTTATTCCTTGTTGCCAAACGCCTTATCGCTTGGGTTGAGCCATCGGATGACGACTGGAACAACGGCAGCGATGCCAGCGGACAGGACGGACTTCCATCCGTCAGCGCCAAAGTCGAATGCCCCACCGCCAAGCGCAATGAACTGCGCGAGACATGCGGCGAGGAATGAACGTGCCCAAGATGCGAG